CCCTCCCCGCCCACCAAGCGGGGTTTTTGCCCGTCCCGTGCATGGCGCCTTCCATGCCGGCGCCCCAAGTCTTCCCGCCCTGATTACCCGCCATTAAGAGACGCTCGCGGAAGGTGGCCCCCGCTTTGTGAAAGGCGTATTGCTTCGGGTAGGGCGCGTAGCGCAGGAGTTTATTTCTCCTGCGCCCGCGTACTACCTCGCGAAGAAGCTCTACCTTTCTTTCAAGTCCCGCCAATTATTGTCCGAAGGCGGTCACTTGGGCCGAAGACGTTCCCGCTGTCACGACGTGAACCGTGAGCGAGCGAGCGCGAACCGGCAAAACGTGGCATTTCGCATCCGTACCGTCACCCCCGCCGAAAACCGGGATTGCGGACCCGGCAAGAATGCCGGTCGAACCGTCGATAAAGACCGAGGAGCTGGTCGCTGCGACCGTTCCCAGGCGAACATACATCAGGGCCGAATCGTCATCCAGGCACACTCGGACGGCCTTGGAATCGTAACCCCACGAAAAGGAAGTTTGCGTTGCCGAATCTGCGGGAACGTAATCGCCATTTGCGCGACCATAAGGCGTGTCGGGATATTCGTCGGCCACCGCCGGAAACGCGAACAGAAAGACGGCAAACACCGCCATAAGAGCTTTCTTCATAGTAATCTCCGTTAAAAGCCGCCATGCGGCGTTAGGGTTTAGACCCCCGCATGTTTCGGCGGGAGTCAATCTTGGTTCTGACCGACGCCGGAACCTTCGCCTTGGTTGCGTTCCCTTGGGAACGGGTTAAAACTCCCACCGCAACCAAATCTTCAACCAAATTATCAAACGCTTCCATCGCATCTTCCGCAACGCGCGCCATTAAGCGGTCAGATTCGCCTAAACGCGAATCTATCAGCGCACGCCGCTCCCCCACATCGAGAGAAACCGCCGCGCGTGTAATTGTGACCGACAATCCGTCAATCTTTATCTGTTCCGGCCCCAATCTCTCCGTGTCCGGATCAAACACGGCGTCATTCACCGTCGCTTCCGTCAAATAATAACGGTCCAGACCATCCGGGAGAAATTCTGGGACATTAACCCGCGTATGAAAGCTGCGAGTGCCGGGACACGGCACGCGATCCGGCACGGAATTCCACCGCTGCAACAATTCACCCGTTTGCGTGTCCAGAAGAACAATCATTGAAGCGCCTTCACGGTCAAGCTCGAAAAACCGTTGTTTTTCACGATAAAAGCGAAAAAATCGTTTCCGTTTGTCGTATCGAACGAATCCCCGTCAACCAGAGTAAAACCGGATGTCGTGATCGTACCCGCAAAAGCGTTATTCGTGTACTGTACGATAATCGTGCAATCATTAGTCGGCGGGGCCAGCGTATGAGCGCCGCCATTAACCGCTTTTTGCAAATTCCCGTCCGCCTCGTCCGGCGTATACGTCCCGGTGGACTTCGTGCCGGCATCGTGAACCGTCCCGGCAAAGCCCGCCGTCAAAACGTCCGCCGTATCGGCCTTTAGAATATCCGCATCGAACGCTTGAACGTCGACGCCAATCGCAAGGCCCACCGTCGCGCGGAACGTGGCGCCGCTTTCAAGGCCCATCGTACCCGCGCCCGTCCCGACAATCACATCCCCATCAGCAACAGCCGAGGCGTCGAATTCCAACCCGCCCACTTCATGCGTCAAAAAACCAGACGCGCCACCCGTTAGGGCGGAAGCCCGGATCGCCATCGGACCCGCGCCCGTCCCGACCAAAAGACCGCCATCCGCAATCGCGGAAATATCGGCCTCAATTCCGCCGTTCTCGTGTTTCAACGCCCCTGTCGACGACGTAAACGCCGCCAACGCAACGGGATCGGTCGTGCCGTCGCCAATTACAACCTCACCGTCGGCCAAAACCGACATCGCAGTAACCGCGCCAGTGCCGGAACCAAGTAAAATGCCGCCGTCCGTCAACGTCGCCACGCCCGTCCCGCCCTCAGAAACCGGAACGGGGAAAGATGACGGCGTTAAGCCCTGTAATTCTTCAATGTCGGCCTTGGCGGCGGCAAAACCCGCCTGCAAGTTGGCCTTGTCTATCGCGCGGCCATCTTTTGTCATATCCCCGGCAAGGGTCGGATCAATCGTGCTAACCATTTAACAACCTCGACGCCGATTTGACCAAGGACGGGCGGCGCTCCAATATCCCGTCAATTCCCCAAAACGCCGAACCCCCATAATTCGCCAAGATCGGCCCCTCAATATCCGTAAACGTCGAATTGTCCGAGAAACGCGCATAGTCATTCGTCGCGTAATGCCCCCCAATAGGGCCGGGAACCTCCAGCATCGTCGTAATGTCGGCCATTATCGGGCAAACAATACCGTATAGGAACAAGCCGTAGATACCGTCGCACTCGCACCAAGCGAATGAATCCGAACACGCGCTTGGAACTGACCATCCTGCGGCAAACGCAAGGGATACGAAGTCGCCCCGACCGAACCATCCGCGCGCGGGTTCAAATCAAACGCAATGTCATCCGAACAATTGTTCTGGATAAACACCCAATCCGCCCGACCATACGGAACCGCGACAACCGACGTTGAATCACCCGAAATCGTCAAATCAGGCGTAGACGGCAAGGGACTCAACACCTGAGCGCCAGCCGGAAAAGCCAATAAAACCACCGCGCAAAGAGACAGAAACCCACCGCGCATTAATTCAAGTACATTCATTTTTCAATCACCCGATTATTCTAAGGTTACGCCGTTGCGCTCCAATAGCTTCATGCGGTCTAAAACGTCCTGATCCCAAGTGACGTAGTTATAGGTCCCGTCACCTACATCACGGCTCATACCGTCGAGGTATTTCAGTCCGGGGATGCCCAAAAACCTAGCGGTCTTAGATGCCGCCTCTTTGCTGCCCTCTGTTTTATACCAAAGTGCCATAATGTCTTTGCCGCGAATATCTCCAAGCGGGTCACTGGACACATAACCGCCGAGCTTCCCCGTTTTATTTATTATTTCACTAGCAAGTTGGGCGTCCGAAAACCCCATTAGGTCCTGATAGTCCTTAATCGCCCGCTTTACATTCTCCGGCTGCTCACCCAGCGGTTTATCCCAATCGAGATAGCGGGCTATATCTTCGTCGGGAAGGTCGTGCTTATAGAGGTGCCCCGCCGATTCTCTTATCTTCCCGTCAACAATATCCTTAATGATTTGCCCAGACGGAGACTCGTCAATAAAAAGGGGAAGTTCATCCGGGTTAGCCTTTTGATAGTTAAGCCATCCCCTGGCTATTTGCTCGGCGGCATCGTTTGGAATCCCATACTTTTTTGCGTCCACACCCTCTACCATCCCGCGAGAAAGCGTGTCCCGGTATATCTCGCCCACTTCACGGCTGCCCGCATCATATCGCCCCCAACCATAGGCCGTAGCCCCCTCACCCTTGCCAACGTGCTGCAAGCTCTCCGCAGCCCCCTTGGGGCCGTACTTGTGAGGACCGCCCTGCCATACGTTCGCGCCCAACACCGCACCTCGCGGCGCACCCTTGCCAAGCGCATTCACGCCCATGCCGCCCGCCATCCAATCAAGACCGAACTCCGCCGCGTCTCGAGGGGTCGCCCGGTACCCCTTCGCCGCCGCGCCAGGAAGCAAAGCACTCTTCAATATATCAACCAACAATTCAGGCGCACCAAAGGCACGCTCGCCCGACCTCATCCGAACCAACGGCAAAAAACTAGCCCGCCTCGCAACATCCGGGTCCAACACCATGCGGAGAATGTCAGAACGCGGGTCTACGCCGGCCAACAACCCAACCAATCATGCATAACATCAATCCAACTGGCTCTCGTTCAAGGAAACCCGAACCACACGGCGAACACGACACGCCAATTGATACAAATCAACACGACTCAGGTAGGCAAATCTTGCCGGGTCACTCACGCAAGACCTACCACACCATACCCGCGAACGACACACTGGGCAATTTTTGCCTAGTCGCAAGAAAACCCCCGGTTATTTTTAAGCTGAGGGTCAGATGGGGGATATAGCCCCCGCACCCAACCCCCGAGGGGGGTCCCCCACCCCTCTAAAGAGACAACCCGGCAAACTTGTCGCACAAACCGCATTATGGGAAACCCACTATGCAACAATATCAATGGGTTAGTCTGCGCTAGCGCCCCGTAGACGTTATGTCACGCTACCTTTGGACACGCTGGCAACGCGGGGAGCCGTGGTTATGGGCAACACCACACACAAGCGCCGCACGTACCCAATCCCCCTTTAACCAATCCCCTTCCCCGGTCACTGGCGGTCTAGGCCCGTTGAGCTTTTAGTGTCTTGTGTCTCTGCGGTTGACGTTTAGCCATGATCCGTCGTCTTGCTGTACTTCGACTTCAAAGGATATGCGAGCGACCCGCACAAGGCCGGCCATCAGTAGTTCCCGTATTTCTTCGGCTGCGTGTTCAGTGGTCATGGCGACCGGGTTAATCATGGCGTCCAATAGTCCGTCTGCGTATCCGTCGCTCATTGTCATTCGTTCCCGAACCCTATGAACGCGGCTTTGTCTGTGCGGTAGCGGCATGGTGTTGCTCCCGCTTACTTGATAACCCGCAAGTCAGGTTCTTGTGCCAGGAGTTCTTCGTATTCCCGCTCTAGGTCTTCTTGTGACTTGCTCGTGACGTTCTCGATCTCTGTGCGATCCGACCAGCCCATGTTCTTTAGGGCGAAGATTGCCCCCGTTGGGTTTCGACCGCTCAACCGTTCCTCATAGCTGGCCTCAACGGCGAGACGCAGCCTTTTTACGGGTGCGGAAAAGCCTTCTCGCTTTTCATAGTCACCGAGGGTCGACCGCGATTGAATTCCCATGTGTAAGAGGGCGCCGGTCAATGTGATGGGCTTATCTTGCTGTTCACAAATCAAGAAATAGGCGTCTATCGCTTCTTCCATGTCTTCAGGGCTATCAAATATCCTTGGGCGCCCGTGCGCTCGCATCACTTTCCCCACATGTCATTGATATTGCTAAACAAAGTCAGCGCAACACAACCAAACGCACCCGGAAGCCCAGATCGGCCTTTGTGTGCAATAAGCTGTGTAAAGGTTGCCGCTTCGGGCGTTCCGGGTAACAAAAAACCGCTCGGCCTTTCGGGAGCGGTTGTTTTCAGACATACCTACGGGCTTGAGCCCCACCCGTTTCCGGGTAAGGGGCCGTCCGAGGACATGCACAAGATATCGTACATATCAAGATCATGTCAACTGCATTTTGTGGTCAGTGCATATGTGGCCCAAAGCCTTCCCAATCTTGCTTGACTTCGATCTCAAAGGTGAGATTGGTAAAGCGGATCAATCCGCAAGCAATAAGCATCCGCACTTCATCTCTTGCATCTTCTATGGTTTTCTGCCCCGTATCCTTAACAAATTCACGGGCGACCGTATTAATCATCGCGTCTAATAGCCCCTCGGCGTAATCACTTGACGTTTCCATCATATCCACCTTCGTTCAATCAACCGATCCAAGCCGCGCAAAACAGGCTCGACCTTCCGCTCCTGGTCCTCGCAGACCACCGCCACGACGGCGCAAGCGTCTTGCCCCATATCCATCATCGAATCCTTGTAGCATTCAAAGTTCCACGCTTGGGCGTCTGACATTTCCCCGTTTCCGCCGCTGGCGCCGGTGAAGTCCTGGACCTCGCTGGGATGCGTGTTCGCGTGCAGCTCGCGCAGCCATATGGCCATATCATGGCGCTTCCCGGCCTGTTGATGCCGTCCTAGCTTCCCCTCGTCCAACCATCGGTCGATCAGGCTTTCATATCGAGCGCGCGGGCCGACAATTCGCACGGAATCTGCCTCATTGCTGTCTCGAACTTCCATGACAATCCCGCCGTTGTGTTTCGCCCGTTCAGGTGTCGGCTGTATGCCGTGGTTGAAGTCCCGCCGTTCGCGGTATTTGCGCTTGCGTTTAGCCATATTTCGACTCCGGCATGGTTTTAATCAATTCCCCTATCCGTCTGGCCATCTCCAAGCGTTCTGCCTTCGTCGCGTGACCGTACCGCTTTGTGGCAGGCTCGTGAGATTCAAGCGCCTTCAGGGTCTGGCGATACTTGCTGCAAGCGTCGTCGATCGCAGCCGTTAACTCGGCGTATGTCGGGAACCATTGGTGAGAACTCGGCCAACCCCACAGAACGCTCTGCACCGCGTAAGCTGGTTGTTCCGAAAGCGCCTGCGCGAACGTGTTGATCTGCGCCACGAGGTCGGCTTGAGTGATGTTCTTCCCCGCCGTCATCAACTTGATCCGGCCAAGCGCGTCCTTGATGACATCGACCGGCAGGCGTTCCGCCTCGCGCGCTTGAAGCGCCTGGATCGCCGCTGATCGCTCCTCCGCGCTGATCTCCCCAATGATCTTAACGCCCGTCACGCGGTCGCAGGCGGCGTTGAATTCCAACTTTAGCGCCTTCACGACACGGACCGGTACTTTCATTTCGGCTTTGGCTGGTAGCATCATGCCCTCTCGATGGCTTCCATGACCGACGGCGGGCCGTTGAATGGCGGCGAACCATGCCCCCCGCTGTTGCGTATCCAGTTGCGCCAAGTGGCTTGCCAGTCGCGTTTGGTTGCCTTCTGCCCTGTCGCAGATCGCCAGTAATCAACAAATTTTTCCGCCTCGACCCGCGCCGAAACACGCGGCCTCTCCAACTCCGCCCATTGCAACCAATCGTCCGGCACAATGAAGTCATCGGGCAACCTTGTGCCGCGTTGTGGGCGCGAACTTGTTTGCGCCTCTACTCCCTTCCCTGTTCCTTTCCCTGTTCCCTGTTCCCTGTTCCTTTCCGGCAGTGAGCATTCATTGAGTTGTGCGTGAGTTGGCTGTGAGCCATCCCAATTGATTCGCAAGCCCTTGATTTTACTTGGTGTTGGGCGGTTAATCTTTTGGTGGCTTAAAAAACCAACCACCTTGCCGTAACGCCTGCCGTCATCAACCGACCCAAGAACGATGTAGCCTATTTTTGACAGGTGGTTGAGCGAGTCTTGAATGCTCACTGATAACTCACGGAGCGGAAAGCACTCGGCTTGGATTAGTTTGGGGTTGGCGTTGAAATAACCTTCGTCATCGGCATAATTCAACAACGCCGCAGCTAGCATGTGCGTTGCCTCTGGAAGCTCTGATAACATTTCATGCTTCCAAAACTCGGGCTTTATTGTTCGTATTCTCGGCATTTGGTTTCCAGTTCGGAACAGTAAAAACGCTGGCGACTACGCGCAGCCTCTAGCACTTCGTCGGTATGGAGTTCTTTATCCAGAACGTAAAAAACGGTTATTGCGGCCATCATGGCCGTGAGAACGTCAATCTTCCTACAGACATCCTCTACGGGGACATCGAACCATTCCCCGTTCAACCTAAACTCCTGGAAAAAAGCATGAATATAACCCTCAATTTCCTTGGCCGTTTCCCGGCTTTCGCAGTCAACAGTCAACATCAATTTGATAGGAAACGGGGATGCGGTCTGGATGTTAAGTAGCCGCATTTCTGGTGACGCAGATATCCCGACCTTTATCGGGCGAATTGTCCCGCACTCCATTTGCATAACATAAAGAAAAACCGCCTCACCTTTGCCCATACGACGCCCCTCCATACAGCCCGGCCCGGAACTCGGGATGCTTCGGGCTTTCAAAACCGTTGGCGTCGATCAAATTTGCCGGGCAAAGATTCGCGATTCCCCGGCTATTCGCAGCCTTTTCATCCCCGGCCTCACGGAACTGAATGCCGCGTTTCCATTGTCCGTATGCGTTCAACGCCATATCGCTGCGGCGGCGGAAGTCGTCCGATCTCGCCCGCTTGTCGATTACCCATTGAATGCCCTTGCGTACAGCCCCGTGGTCCCTGTACTCCATCGCCTTTGCTATATCCCGCAAGGAAGCGTCGGTTTTTTCGCGCGCAACCCATGCAGCAATCCGGCATGGCAAGGCCGCTTGAACGGCACCCGTCCCGCCTGAATGTCGAGCCTTGATCTGATCGGTCGGACAGTTGAAAACGTGCGACACGGCAAATATCGCCAGATTGATTTCCCTCATTGTGGCACCCCGTTCACAAGGTTTGACCGGATACCGTAAAGCGAACGGCGCCGCTTGTCGCTGCTTGGCGGGATCATGTCGATGACCTCGCACTTGACTTGCGGGAATCCCCGGCTGTGCCAGTATTCCTCAATCATCCTCGCCTGCGTTTCTGCGTCGTGTTTCACGTCGCTGGCCCGCAACATGGGCCGGCCAAGGTTCTGTTCAATCGGACAGTGCATTTTTTGTCTCCCGAATCATTTTGAGTACGTCATGAGTATTGGCCCGGCGATCCGGGCGTGAATTTGTCCGCTCGTGCCATTCGGTCGCGCTCTCCCATCGGCCTTGCGTGTAGTTCCATTGCCGGTCGGCGACGTAGAGAAGGCGCAGGGTGTAGATGGCCAGCGCGTGGCAGGCCTTGGCGTTGGTGTCGGGGCAATACGCGGTCATTCGGCGGCGTCCAAATCGAAGGCCGTTTGTTCTGCCTTCGGCTTTGGCGCTTCGATGAAGAAATCGCCCTGCTTGTAAGCGTCTTCGATGCGCTTGCAGGCGATGTCGAAATGTTCCGCGTCCACTTCGATTCCGATAAACTTCCGGCCAAGCGTTACCGCTGCAATCCCGGTTGAGGCTCGCCCCATAAACGGGTCTAAAACGGTTTCGCCGCGTTGCGTGTGCAACCGAATAAAATGTGCCGGAAGTTCTGGCGGCTTAGGTGTCGGATGGTCTGTTTTCGCCGGAATAATCTTGCGAATACCATAGGCGCCGGGGCGTATAATATTCTCAATATTTGACGCCTCGCTGTACCACTTGCAGGCCCCACCGCGTTTTTGAGACACAAGCACAGTTTCGTAAGATCGGCGATAGTGCCACCCCATGCCCATCGGGCCTTTATCCCAAACAATCATCTGCTTGAATTGCAGCGGCCCGTCCATTTTAAGCGACCACCGGGCAAACAT